GAGCGGTTGGGTGGAGATTTCACTATCCATGGATTGGCCTTTCGTATGATCCCCCTCCCGCTGGCGGGAGGGGTTAGGGGAGGGCGTGTTGAGAGATCGGGAGAGCAAAACAGGCCCTCCTCCAGCCCCTCCCGCAGGCGAGAGGGGGTACATTGGATCAGGCGATCAGGTGAACCCGCGCGCCGTGTTGCATCGGGTGGGTCACCAGGCTCACCTCGAACAGGTCGATCTCGCTGAGATCGCGGCCGGCCTCGCTGCGGGTGAAGGCGCGGGCGCGGTAGCCGAACGACAGGCCGGTCACCGCACCGCGTTTCAGCGCAGCGGCGGCTCCGCCAGCGGGGTTGTCGATCGTGGCGATCACCCGCAGGCCGCGATTGTCCTCACGCACCGTCTCGACCCAGCCGATCCGCTGGTCGGGGCGGTGCTGCCAGAACAGCGGGAGCGGCTCGTGCCGATCTGCCAGGGTCTGCGTGAAGGCGCCGGGCAGGATCCGGTCGCGCCCGGCATCGCGCTTGTCGAACAGCGCGGCATAGCCGGCAAAGCGCAGCGCGCTTTTCTCGCCTCGGACTTGATCCGGGGTCACTTCAGAAATCCGGTTGCGCCGGTGCGGATCACGATGCCGAGCAGCAGCAGGGCCAGTGCCCCGCGCACTACCCAGGCGACCGTCGCCTTCCACGCGCTCGACTTGGCATCGCGCCAGGCCTGGAGCAGCTGGCGCAGCTCGGACAGGTCGGTATGGGCGGTCGGATCGTCCAGCCCCATCCGGCTCAGCACGCGTTCGGCGCCAAGTTCGCTGGCTTCTTCGATGATCGCGCGCAGCGTCACCAGTTCGGCGCCCTGATCCTCGGCCTGGGCGACCAGGCGGGCGACCATTTCGTCTCTGTTCATCATTTGTTCCCTGATTGAGCGGGCGCGAGGCCCAGCAGGCTGCGTTTCTCTTCGTTGCTGAGGAAAGCCGCGCCGCCGATCTGGGCCCACAGCCGCTCACGGTCTTCGGCCAGCGCCGGGATCCGATCGAGGTCGATGGCGAGCTTCTGATCGGGGAACCAGGTTTCCAGCCCTTCGGACAGGGCAGAGAGCAGCTTGGTCGCCAGCGGCAGCAGGGTCAGCCGCCACAGCGCGCGGTTGGCCTCGCGGTAATTGGCATAGGTGGCGTCCCCTGGCAGGCCGAGCAGCATCGGCGGGACGCCAAAAGCCAGGGCAATGTCGCGCGCGGCGGCGGCCTTCAGCTCGGCAAAGTCCATGTCGGCGGGCGAAAGGCTGAGCGATTGCCACTTCAGCCCGCCTTCCAGCAGCATCGGCCGCCCGGCATTGGCGTGCCCGGCATAGGCGGAGGCCAGCTCGGTCTTGAGCCGGTCGAACTGTTCGGCGCTCAGCCCTGCCCCGTCGCCCGGATCATAGACCAGCGCGCCAGAGGGCCGCGCCGCATTTTCCAGCAGCTGCCGGTTCCAGGCGGCGGCGGCGTTGTGGGTCAGCACCGCTTCCTCGGCCGCGGCAAGGCAGCCCGCGCCATAGTGATCGTCGGCCGGGTGGAAGGCCTTGATGTGGACCAGATTGGGCGATGCATCCTCGTCCAGCACCGGGATCGTCAGGGTGGTTTCGCCGACCTTGTAGGCATAGGCACCGGGCCAGCCATCGGCCCCGGCGATCACTCTGACCCGCTCGGGCCGCAGGGCATAAAGCTCGACCGGCTTGCCCGCCGCGTCCTTGATCACCTGGACATAGGCATTGCCGTGGAGCAGCAGCTGGCTGCTGAGCGTTTCGAGCAGCGATTGCCCGGCGCTGGTGGCAGAGACCAGCGCGGCCAGCTGCGGATCGCAAGGCCCCAGCGGCGCCCCGCCGATCCCCTCGGCCACCAGCCGCACCGCGCGCTGCGCCACCGGGTTCTCGACATAACCGCGCCTGACGCTGCGGCCATAGTCGAACGGCGCCTTGGCGCTGCCCTCGGCATAGAACCACGGCGAAAGAAACGTACGCCCCAAAGGCACACGCGAAGACACCCCGCCCTTGAAGGCGGAGGCCAGAGTTTGAAGGAAGGACATGGGGCACCTTTTGCAAAGCGGCCATTACTCACATTCTCAAATCATTCTTGACAGGAGTAATAGGAGTACAGTAGAGAAATGGCATTAAAGGAGAAATGCAGTGGATACGACAACGATCGAAATTGACTTTGAGGTCTACAAGCTCATCGAAGCTGAGCGCAGGAGCTTCAGCGAGACGCCTCTTTCTGCACTTAGGCGGCTACTGAAGTTGCCGGAGCGGCAGCCGCAGTCTGAATATGCCCAACCCATCCAGTCATCTGGCAAGGTGTGGTCTGACGATGGTGTGGTCGTTCCGCATGGCTCCCGCGCACGAATGGAGTACGGTCGCGGAAGCCAACGATATGAAGGTCAGTTCCTTGATGGAATGCTGGTGGTGAATGGCAGCAAGTTCAGTTCACTCTCCGAGGCGGCAAGCGCACTTGCCAAAACCAAAGACGGACGAAGCACCAGCCTGAATGGCTGGAACTATTGGGAAGTTCAGTTTCCTGAATCAGATCGCTGGGAGCCTATGGAGCACTTGCGCCGCCGAGCGAAGGGTAAGTCAATCTTCTAAGCCAGTCGCTTAACCCGCCCAAACCCTCGGCCCCTTGCGCCCCAGCACCAGCTCCGTCAGCGCCCAGACCGCCGCATCGGCGCGGTCCGGTGAGCGGCCCGGGCCTTGGTACCCGCCGCCGGCCATCAGCCCGCAGAGCTGGTCTTCCAGCGCGGGGAGCTGGCCGACGTGGCGGACCCTTCCGGCCTCGTAAAGCGCGGCGACGGGTTCGGCGCGGGCGCTTTTGCCGTGGCGGGCGTGGACCAGTTTGAGCGGCAGCGCCAGTTCGGCCGCGCGCAGCACGCTGGCCACCATTGCGCCGCCCTGATTGGCTTCGGCCACCACCCGGTCGGCGTGCCACTTGTCCGCCGCATTGGCGACGGCGCGGGCCCATTTTTCCGGGCTGGCCTTTTCCACGCTGCAATCGGCAAGGACGCGGGCGATCCCGTCTTCGCAGATCGCGCAGACCACGATCCCGCAGGCATCGCCCTGGGCCGAGGCGGGGGGATCGACCCCCACCACCACCCGCACCGGCGGACTGGCGGCGCTGGCTTCGCGGGCCTGTTCCAGCAGGGCGCGACTCCACAGCGCGCCTTCGATGTCTTCGATCAGTTCTCCGTCAAGCTCCTGGCGGCCCAGCGCGCTCCGCCCGAATTCACGCTTCATCGCAGAGAGGAAGCGCGGCGGCAGGTTGCGCCCGTTGTCCCTGGTCCGGCCGCGGGTGATCGCCACTTCGGGGTGGGCGACCAGCCGGGCCAGCAAGGCGACGCTGCGCGGCGTGGTGGTGGCAACCACTTGCGGGTTTGCGCCCAGACGCAGGCCGAGCAGCAGGTTGTCCCACGCGCTCTGGGCCTTACCCCCGGCATTGTCCCATTTGGCCACCTCATCACACCAGGCGTGGCTGTGCTGCGGCCCGCGCAGCGATTCGGGCTCTGCGGCGGAAAACAGCATGGCCTGCGCGCCGCCGGGCCAGACCAGCTGGCGCTTTGACGGTTCGAATTTCGGCCGCATTCCGTGCGGGGCGATCGCCATCAGGCCGCTATCGCCTTCTACCATCACGCTGCGCGCTTCGCCGAGCGAGGCGCCGATCAGCGCGATCCGCGCCGAACCATCGGTTTCGGCAATCGCGCGGACCCATTCGGCCCCGGCGCGGGTCTTGCCAAAGCCGCGCCCGGCCAGGATCAGCCAGGCCAGCCAATCGCCGCCCGGCGGCAATTGCCCGTCGTGCGCCCACAGCCGCCAGTGATGACGCAGCGCATGCCGCTGGCGCTCGCTCATCGCGTTCAGCAGCGCCCGGCGCTCGTCCGCGGGCAGGCTCAGCAGATAGGCGGCGCGGCTGTCGCTACGCTTGCTCATCCGGCTGTTCCGTTTCGTCGTCGAGCGCGGCATTGGCCGCCGCGCGCTCGCGCATCTCGTCGATCATCCGGTCGATCGAATCGAGCACTTCCTGCTCGCTGCGATCATCCTGCTGGGCGCGGCTCTGGGCGACAGCCTGGCGGTGCAGGCTCAGCAGCCGGATCGCGCTGGCGACATCCATCTTGTGTTCGGGACTGGGGTTTCTGAGATAGGCCAGCACGTCCATCTCAAGGTTCTTGTATCCCTCGGCCAGGGCGGCGTCCCAGGCCGCGGCAAAGCCGGGGTCCTGCTTGCGGGTGCGATAGGCCCGGCTCGGCACGGTCCTGGCATAGGCCGCCGATGCGGTGATGTTCGAAGTCTGGATCAGGTGTTCGAGGAAATAGATCCGCCAGTGCCCGGTGCCGGGATTGTCGCCTTCCTCGCGTGAGCGTTTGGTCAGCCTGACTTTCGGTTTCTGTTTGGCGGCCCCTGCCTTCCGGGCACGCGGCTTTCTCTTCGGCGCCTTGGGGGCCGTGGTCATGGGGGCATGCTCCTGATTGAAGGGGGCGAGACCATCCAGGGGCAGTGCCCGGCGAATCGGTTCATCGCGATGTTCCATATTTGTGGCGTTTGTGTCTTTTACAAACCCACGATCAGGCTGCCAATTCAGCCCTTCACGGGCTTACCCCAAGCACCCCTTGATGGTGGCTTTGGCGCTTTGTGTTTCGGGAGGTCGTTTGGGTGTTTCCAACCAGCGGGAGGGTCATATTCAGTGGGCCGCATGATTAGGCGACCTCCAAGGTAAAGGTCGCCAGCTATCACACAGCGCTCGATATCATAGCGCTTCAGCTTCACGGACTTCACACCAAATTGCGCATATCCCTGCGGAGCGTCACGGTCTGGCGGGGCCACTCCGACTAGCGTTTTTCCGAGCGGCTTTAGGCGGTTCGTGAAGGCTCTAGCTGTGGCTACCTGATCCGTGTCGGCGCTCAACAAGAATGCAACATCATAGACGTTGTCTAAGCCGTCGAAGAGAAGCTCAAGGGCGACATTGATGTCGGTCTGCTTCTCGGTCCATTTGATGTCACCGTTGGGTACCCCGTCGATTTCGACGTTCTCTGGAACGTAGTGGCCCGGTACGATATCGACCCCGCAAGCCCGTTGCGCATCATTGAAGCGTTCATGCCGGTCACGCTGGCCCGCATCTTGGCGAATACTCGGGACCGCCGTGCAGAAGACAACCTTCTCAAGTCTTTGGGTGTCAGGCTTTAGGAGATTCTCCCCTAGTTGCCAGAGATTAGCCCACTTCAAGTAATTGAAGTCTGGCCCCATTCGCTTTATTGGGTAGTAGAGGTTGAACCCGTCGATGTAGAGCGCGCAGCGCTGTTTTCCCTCTTGACTTTCCTCACCGCTTGCCATATATGCCCCGCACCGATGTTGAGGGTAGCGCCCTCAGCGACCCCGGCGCCACAGTGCGACCGGGGTTTTTATTTGACCGGAATTACTTCCGATCTTCTTTCGGTTTACTACGGGCTTGCTTCTTTGCCAACCGTTCCAATCTTTCCTTGAACCGGCTCTCATCATCATCGCAGTCAAGATCGCGCGCGGCTTCCTTGAACTTGTCGATCTGGGACTTCGGCTTGTCGGTCATGGCGTGGCTATACCAGATCGGTCAGCAGTCGCATCCTCTAGCATGGCGAGCCAACTGGATCGGGCAGCTTCAAAACGCGCAGTCGCATCGTCAACGGACAGTCCGGTTACCCCGATCCGTAGTGAGTCGAATCGATGGGAAACCGCCAACCATTGACCATTTTCGCGTTGTACAAGGCGCGGAGCCGCTGTGGATAAACACTTCTTCATTTCAAATTCCCCTTCGTTCACCCAAGCAGTAGAAATTTTTTTCGATGTAATGTCAAATGCTTGAAGCGTTTAACGGAGCGCGGCTCGTGTAACACGATTGATGGGAACACGGTATTGCCCTTGTCCTGTACAGGCGCTATACGGTCGAAATTGCACCTAAGGGGTCATCCCAT